GTCTCGTGGTCATAGCAGAAGACTGGATATTGAATCAGTCTTTGACGAGGGATTGCTGGTAGAGATTTGATTTGGTAACCATTAAATATAGGGCCAAGAGTTGTATCAGCAGTAGAGCGAGTAAATGTAAACTTGAATCCTAGATACTCCTGCGCTGTTGCAGGATAAGGGATACCACCTTCTGTAACAGTTTCACCCTGTGAATAGGTTCCGATATTGTAGCTAGTGCCAGCAGAGTCAATAGACTGCAGGCTTAGACCACCATTGGTAGAGATAAATCTAGGAAATAGTAACTTGTATATCTTAGGCTCTAAGGTGTTATAGCGGATATAACCAGTCTGCATATAACCAGATGCAACTTTGACTCCGTATGATTCAATCCATATTCCATCGCCTGGAACAGCAAAGACAACTCTATCGGTAGTACCAAGGAAGTCTGTAGATGATGGGTTAACAGTCTCACCACTTGCACAAACATCCCAAGCATAAGCAAAGACAAGGCTATTAGGAACTACTGGCTGTGATAAATCAATACGGATTAGACCTGACTCAGTACCTTGCAAGGTTGTTACATAAGCAAATTTATCCTTGAAAGTTACACTCTTGCACTCTGTATCTACTAGCAATGGTCCGTAACTTATGTCACCATCGGCAGATATCACTGCAATTCTTACACCCTTACTGGTGCAAAGAACTCCAAAGGTACCAAGGTAGACATCAAAGGCATTGAGTACTTCACCTTCTGGTAGGTCAACAACTACTGTTGGTGCATTAAGTTCTGGGAATCCAAGAGCGTTAGTATTAGTAGTATCTAATGTAATCTTGTAGAGAGATGACTGAGATCCAGCATAGCCACCAACATAGAAAGCAGCAGGTCCTTCGGATATGGTTGTCCATATCCACGATGGATTTGGATGTCTATAGAGTTCACCAGGTAAAGCGTGACCGCCTGCAGTGGTTGTATTATTTGAATTTAATTCATAGATATCCCTACCAACTGCAGCTAGCAAACGTTGCTTTGCATAACGCAGTGCTACTGTGGTAACTGGACCGTTAAGATTATAGAGATGACCATCAGATGTAGAACCAAAGATATTACCTCTATGAAGTTTGTCATTATCTGCAGCAAAGTATCTAGTGCCATCAGAGGTTAGAGCCATAAAATCAAGGGTATGTGGAGCTGCTGTTAAGGTATAAGTAGTAACGGTAGGTGTATCATTACTCATAGTAAGTTTCTTGAGGTCAACTCCTTCAGTAAAGACAACTGCATCTACGCTATTAGCAGTATCTCTAGCACCAACTAGATATAGGTTAGTTGCTGTTGCAACTCTAGCCCTGACTGTGGTGTTAAGCAGGGTAGCCTGACCCTTGGTCCAGACATCTACACCTTTGGACTCTGTAAACTGGAAGCGAAGCGACTCATCTTGTAGTGGTTCAAAGTATTTAATACCAGCACCTAGGTGGAATGATGACTGTGAACGTAGCCACCAACCTGTAAGAGTCTGCTCACCAGGCTCTCTGGTCTGGTCAATCTGTTGCTTACGATACTGAGCTGTGACGCGGCGATAAGGTGTGTCATCACTAGCTGCCAAGAAGAATGGCAGGCCAGCAAAGGCTACATCGTATGCCTCGCCAGTGGATGAGTAGCTAGTGGCCCCAGCAGGGTTGGAAAGTACGTAGGGAATACCCTCGGTAATGTCATCGCCATAGGCCATTACTTACTCCTTTGATTGAAAAGAAAATTGAGTAGTTTAGAGACATACTCAGGTCTGTAATGCTATAAAGTTTAGAGTTCTACTTCATCCCAGGATAGTGTTTCTTCGTTCCAAGAATAACGCTTGCCATCAGTAGGCATTGCAACTGGAGCGTTCCATAGATAAGTTGCCTCATCTTTTGTCCAAGAAGGATATGGCTGTGGAGCAAAGAAGCCTGTTCCATCCCAGTTGTATCCAATACCAGCATAGTTCTTATGTAAGGCAGTTCCACCGTCACGGGTATTGACTCCAGCGTGTGTGTTATAGGAGGTCTGTATCCACTCGCCACCTAGATTTGCCTGACACCACTCTTTAGAATCGGCAACAATAACTTGTGTTACGACTCCGTTTTCAACCTTTGCATAATGAGCCATTATTATTCCTTTTCTTCTCCGTAGAGAACTGCTGAGTTTAGTAGTTTGACATCACGCTTTGTGACGATTCCGCCTTTTTCATCAAGTTGATTCTTGGCGGTAGTTTCATTATCAGCAATGATATGAACTAACATTGTTACTTCATAACTAAAGCATTGTGTTGCCTTAGTTTCTTTGATCTTACTTACATTGTTTTTCATAAAACTCCCTTGTTAGATTGCATAGCGAACGATTACTATACCACTGCCGCCTGCGCCACCAGCAAGAGTATCGCCTCCGCCACCTCCGCCACCTCCGAGATTTGCGGTTGCGTTAGAACCAGCACCACGAACAGTTGTTCCACCAGCACCAGCACCAGATGCATCTGCACCAGCACCACCACCAGTTACACCATTAACAGCACCGCCACCACCACCAGCGTAATTAACTGATGCGCCGCTAATTGAATTAGCAGTTGCAGCACCGCCATTACCACCAGTTCCAGTTGTTGTTGAATTTTGACCCACCGCAGTAGATCCACCACCGCCCGAACCAGCGCCAGGGTTTGCACTAGTTCCACCAGCAAAACCTTCGACTGGTGAATATGAACCTGCGTTACCACTTCCACCAGTTCCGCCATTAGCGCGACCACCGCCGCCAGAACCACCTGAAGCACCACTGGTTGAGGCTGCTGAACCACCGCCACCACCGCCACTTGATGAGTTTGAATTAAATGTAGATGTTGAACCACTTGCACCTTTTGCAGCGCCTGAAGTGCTACCTGCACCTCCTGCACCTACTGTTGCTGTGTATGCAGTTCCTGCTGTTAGGCTTTGTGAAGTAAAGTTGCGATAACCACCAGCGCCTCCACCACCACCAGCATCAAATCCACCTCCACCACCGCCAGCAACTACTAAGTAATCAGCAGTTAAGTTTTGGTAAGGAACAAAGGTTCCTGAAGTTGTAAATGTGTGAACCCAATGAGTTCCAGTATTAGTAATAGTTCCGCCACTTGCTTTGGCTACGGAGTATTTGACGATGACGATACCGCTACCGCCGTTACCGCCCGACCTAGTTGCGCCTGAACTTTTGCCGCCAGCTGCACCACCACCACCACCAGAATTAGTATCTGCATTGCTACCATTTCCGTTAGTGCTCCCAGCGCCGCCACCACCAGAACCACCAGCTGCGCCACCTGATGCGTCAAAACCACCGCCGCCGCCACCGCCTGCATAAGTAACGGAAGAACCAGAAATGCTTGTCGCAACACCATTTCCACCAACACCACCAACAGTATCGCTTACAGCATTAGCACCAACATTGTTTGCGCCGCCGCCGCCAGCTCCCGTATCGTGAATAGTTGAACCGCCAGCCCTACCTTGATTAGTTGTTCCAGTTCCACCATTTCCATTATTATATGCGCCACCACCGCCAGAACCACCATTATTACCAGTTGCGTTAGGATTACCAGCAAAAGAAGTTCCACCACCGCCACCTGCAGTTGCAGTTATTGTTGAGAATACCGAGTTATTTCCATCAGTCTTTATATCGGTTGCGCTTCCCGCTCCACCAGCGCCAATTGTTACTGTATAAGCCTGAGCAGTTAAAGATAAAGGTGATTCTAAACTGCCACCACCGCCTGTTGCGGTTACTGTGCAGCGCAGACCACCTGCTCCACCTCCACCACCACCGCCATAACCTCCTGTGGAACTTGAACCACCAGCACCGCCACCTGCAACTACTAGATAGTCAGCATAGAAGGATTGAGTTGGAGTAAATGTTCCTGAAGATAAAAATGTATGTGTAAAATAAAAACCGCTAAATGCAATAGTTCCACCAGTTGCTAAAGCAGAACCAGTATAGAAATCACCTGAAGAATTAAATGTGTGGATCGTATTGCCACCTGATGTGGTTACTGTTCCGCCGTAGGCTTTTTGCACTGTGCCTGAGTAACGGGCTATGACTACGCCTGAGCCGCCTGCGGCAGCGTTAGATGAAGTGCTGCGAGCGCCACCACCGCCACCTCCTGTATTTGTGCCTCCTGCTGTTGCATTACCACCAGCACCGCCAGTTCCTCCACCACCAGTGCCGCCAGCGCCCCCAGTAGAATCACCACCTCCACCACCACCGCCTGCATAAGTTACGGATGAACCACTAATAGATGAAGCAACACCAGTTCCACCTGCACCACCATTTGAAGTTTGTTCATTTTGACCTACTGCTCCTGCACCGCCACCACCACCTGCTGCTTGTGAAACTCCTGCAGTATGACGACCAGTGCCACCTGCAAAACCTTGATTAGCAGTTCCAGCACCGCCAGAATATGTAACTCCGTTGTTTTGGCTACCGCCGCCACCGCCTGAACCGCCACTAGAACCAGCCGATGCAGTTCCGCCTCCAGCGCCTCCAGCAGTTGATGTAATTGTTGAGAATACTGAATTAGAACCATTTGTTCCAACTGCTCCTCCAGCACCAACTGTGACTGTGAAAGATGTGTTTAGTGCTAAAGATAAAGCAGTTTCTAAAGAACCTCCACCACCAGTTGCAGTAACAGTAGAGCGCATACCTCCCGCACCACCACCACCGCCGACATTGTTCCCAGTATTTCCTCCGCCACCGCCAGCAACGACAAGGTAGTCAACTGTGAATCCAAGGTTTCCTGAAATGGCTGAAGCCATAATCCCGATGATTGGCATTAGGCGATGTCTCCTACGATAGTAAATGTGTTGCTTGCTGTACAGATCACACTACAAGCTGAATATTGAGTTCTTAAAGCTGGAGCAGTTGAGGTAGCTCCAGTTGAAGTTATAGTAACGCCAGCGCCCTGAGCAAAGGTAACTTGACCTGCGCCTATTTGTTGCAGGTTAATAACATCTCCTGCGCTAAATACGCTTGAAGGAACTGTAACTGTTATCGCTGCAGCATTAGATGCTGTGACAAGTTTGTAAGAGGCATCTGCAGCAACCAGAGTATAAGTAGTTCCAGTCTGAGCGTTTACAGAAAGACGCATAGTTGGGGTTGTAATGATTGGCGATGTAAGAGTCTTATTGGTTAGAGTATCGGTAGTTGCCTTACCTACCAGAGTATCTGTAGCAGCAGGCAAGGTTAGAGTTGTGGTTCCCGCTACCGCAGTTGCTTGTACTGTTGTGGTACCAGATGTAGACCCAGAGAAACCTAGGCTTACTATAGGCGATACTGCACTTTCAAAATCTGTTAAATCATCTGAGGTTAGAACGTGCTTGACTGTGGCACCTGAAGAGTGAGTTATACCAGATACACCTGGAGTTCCAGTTCCAGCCCTTCCTCGGCTAATAGTTAAGATGTCACCAGATACGTTTGTCACATAAACAATTTCTTCATTTATCGTATCTACATCTATAGCGACTGTAAATATGTCTACGTTACCAACACCTAGTGAGACACCACCCATCAAGGCTGCAGCAGTTCCTGTTGCTACCGTCATACTGGTAGCAGTTGTATTTATACCACTGGCAAGCGTTGTCGCAACGCTGATACTTGAGTATTTTCTAGTCATCTATTTACCTCTATTTTGTGTAATGGATGCGAATTGGATACCTGTCTTGTAACTTCAGTGCCTCCTCCTGAAGTCTTTGTTGATATAAAGCAAAGATGTAACGAGATGCAGATGCACCAGAGTTAAATGGATTCTTAGTATCGTTAAGATCAGCCTCAGCGCTGGATAGATTTATACGACCAGCGTCAAGGAAACTGAGAAGTTTGTATGAAGCACCGAGTACAGTAACGTCAGCAGAGCTACCAGGTAGACCAGTAACATCAGCATAGTCATCGGAATTAGAATCAAGGGTATTGGCTTCTGTTGTGTACCATACCTGAACGGTACGACCAGGTTGTATGTTCTCATAGATACTCACAGTCACATTAGTATTGAAGGTTGCAGTATTTGCCATTTGGTCTGCTCTCCAACGGTTAATAGGTAACCATTCCTGAGAAGAACCTGTGGTCTGCCAAGACATAAAAAGAATACTCTCGGCATCATCTGGTAGAGCATAAGTTGTTTGAGAAGCATTAAAAGTAAAAGTCGTAAACGATACTGCCCAGAGTTTAGGATAGAACGAGTTAATCGTATCGTTGATAGCCTTCTTGATATTAACTCTAGGAAAGGTTGGAGATAAAGTAACTTGAGCATATTGACCGTGTGGTGCTGGACTGGTTCCTTGATATCCGCGACCAAAGCCTGGAGCTACATTCAAAGTATTGGTAGCAGTGCTAAAAGTATCAATCCAAAGTAGTTCTTCATCTATCTCAACTATACCTTTAGCAAGGTTATTAGCAGATCCAATAGCGATAGAGGTATCGCTAGAAGTAATACCATTTGGATTAGTTATGTATGTTACTCTGTCTTGACGAAGGGCATAGCCTTGTAGGTTGGCTTTGACCTCATCAATCATTTCTCCCAGTGTTGGCATTGTTTCCTTCCGTATACCAGCCATCTCCCCACAGAGTCTCTAGCCTGTGGAAATATTTTTCGTATTGTTTTGCTATGACATCTACTGAATAAAGCGATAGCGCTCTATCCCTAATAACTTGTCTATCTAAGTTCTTGACATTTTGAGTGGCAAGAATAAATTCTTCTACATTGCGACATCTAAATCCTGTAACGCCTTGCACTACAGTTTCTGTAAATGCACCCCAGTCTGTAGTAATTACTGGAGTTCCGCAGGCTTGTGATTCAATGTTCACATTACCAAAAGGTTCTAAGTAAAGCGTTGGGACAAATGTAGCTATTGCTCCACCCATCAACTCTGCACGCTTCTCAGGTCCTACTGTTCCTATGTACTCACCATAGTTTGGTATGTGTGGTCCAGGACCTGCAAAGATAAGTCTTGCTCCGATGGTCTTGCAGATATGCGCTGCAATGTCTATACCTTTTCTCGGAATCATTCTTCCGACATACAGGTAATAGTCTCCATCACCTTTGCCCATTGGGAACATATCAGGATCTAGATAACCTGGAATCACCGCATCAAAGAATGAACCATCTACTTGAGCAGCGTTCTTATGCTGAGCATAGATTGCGTGCATCCAAGCATAAGATTCATAAACTTTATATTGAGCAAAGACTCCTGCATATCCTACGCCAAACTCTACTGTCATCATTTCTGGCAGTGCATCTGCTATTGGCTTATGACTTGCTCCACCAATTACACAGATGAAGTCGTGCTTCTCTGCTCGCTTCTTAATCTCAGCAGCAGCTTTCTTATTAAACTTTTGCCAGTGAGGTAAACGATAATCAAAGGGTGCTTCAACATAAGGCTTCTTGCCTACAACGATTCTTCTTTGTGTCTCAGAGATGCAAGATATGTGCTCATCTACTTGAGCTTCATTCTCATCGCCTGCATATAGGTAGACCGTATGGCCTAACCCTTTCATCATATTGCAGAATCTGCGAACCTTTTCAGTGTACGCACAACCTGCGAATTCTTTAGTTACCTGTGTGTGGGGTAGAGCTACTACGTGGAATCTCA